GATCCGATGAATACAACAAACACTCCGGATCACGGCCCGAGGGCCGCCACCGTTGGACCAAGACCCAACAATTTCCGCCCTGATGCCGAACCGCAAAGCTCACCTGAAACGGAGACAAGTTCACCTGATTACCCTTCGCGACCTTCAACTCGATCATATGAAGCCGCTTGTTACGGTCCATCAACAATAAATCTGGTATGCCCGGCGTTTGACTGTTCTCAATGCGAGTCAGCACCACGTCCGAGTCCAGCTTCTCAATGTTGGACTTTAACGTCTTCCAGAAGTTCGACTCCGTCCGCTTCGACATTGATTACCTTCTCACCCAACTGAGCCTTCAACTCGTTCAACGCCTTCACAACCTCTTCTTTCGACATCTGGTCAATCGACCCGTGACGAACTTCACTCTTGTTGACGTAGATGTCACCTTGGGCCAAGCCCCGTGCTTTCTCAGCCTGTACCGCAGCACTGTACGCCCCGGCTTCCAGAGCCTCGTCACGTATCCGTTGCAGGTCTCTTATGTGTCGCGAGTAGTTAACCTCGTACTTTTCCGCTAACTCACGTCGCCGCTCACGCAGCGCCTTCGCAATATGCGGTGATTTGTTCGGATTTAACATCTCATACGCACGGGTGTGCGCACCTTTGACACTAAATCCCGCCTCTGCGGCCAGATTACGGAGCGTATCCTGACCCTCTCGCGTCGCAACCAACTCGACAAACTTCACTTGCTTGCCGGTCAGACGAGTATTTTCCGATACGCGCGGGCGGCCACGCGTTTCAACTTTTCCTGCCTCTTTAGCCATGCATCAAATCCCATATCAGAGTGGACTTGGGACGCAAATATAGCACTTTTTTATCACAGTTAAAGGCCCTTGGGACTTCGTTGGTTTTTATTGTGAATTGTTTGCGTGAAACCTGCGCAAGTACGTGTGCTGTGCGCGCGCCTCGCGTCCTAAGGGATCGGGCCGTGGATCGCGGATCGTGGACCGGGGTTTAGCCTCGATTGGCCGGGGGACCCGAACCGGGCGACCGATAGACGTAGCCTATCAATAACGGGCAAATTGGGGACCGATCGGGGTGGAATCGGCGCCGATCGGAGCTCCGGGGACCGATTTTTAATAGGTTTGGGCTATGGACCGGGGATCGCGGGCCGGGGATCGCGGACCCCGTACGTTTGAACCCGGCAACCGGGCCACGGGCCCGGGCTTGTTGAACTCTTAAATGATAGGCAAAAGAAAGCCCGCACTGGGCGGGCTTATCTTCTGATCGCGTTGATCGTTTAGGTATGGCTATATCCGTCGCGCTCTATGCCAATTGACATGCCCGGCACAACTGCCAGTAGGCAATCGTCAAAGTGCAGCGCGATTACGTCCCGATCAATCCAATCTAAGAAACCGAGGTTTCTGAATGTGAGATCGTCGCTGTCCCGTACGTGACGTTCGAACACACGCACGAGCGATGCCGATTGCTCCGGGGTTATGTTTGTTTCGTTCAGATCCATAACGCTCTCCCTATCGTCGGAATATAAATTCGCCGTCGCCGATCACTTGGGCGACCTTATCGCTCAAATTATCGTCGAGGATCTCGTCAAAGTCATAGTTGTTAACGACGTCGTTTACAGCCGATTCGAAGTAACTGTGCTGCGTAATGTCGCAATCGGACATAACATCTTCGGCGATCGACTCTATTGCCCCGGAGCAAATAATTTCGTCCATTATCCGATCACCCATCACCAACCACATTGCCTCTTGGAAATCGGCCAAACGTTTTTTGTGTTTGTCGCGCTCAGATTCTGTCGCCGCCAAACGATCCCGCATTTGATCCCGTTCTGTTTGTTCAAAACTATTGGTGTTTTTTAATGTTGTGTTTTCTTCAATTAATTGAGCGCAGCGTTCTTCCAATTCTTGGCGCTGTTGTGCCAGCCTATCGTTGTGTGCCGCTAAACGGCTTATTTCGTTTTCCATGTTTCACCTATCGGTTATGCGCTGCGGGTTGCAGCGTTAACGACAGTCTAAGATATATCGCAGACAAAAAAAAGCCCGCACTAGGCGGGCTGATCTCGTTGATCGCATGGGTTAACCGGGCGCGTCGGGGTCCGCCTGATAAATGCCCAATCGGCTCAGGATTTCTTTTGACTGATCCATATAGCCTTCTAAACGTGCTATCGACTCATGGGTTAACAACTGGTTGCCGTGATCGTCGACGATCCTTTGCAAAGCCTGATCGTTTAACTCTTCGGCTAAAATCGTCGCCATTTCTTCGCGCATTTCTGCGTAGGTAAACCAATCGATATTAAAAATGTTTTGCACTGCCATTAGTCAAACCTCGCCAATTTAGTCGCGCCGGCACTGTCGCGCAGACCAACAAACCCATACGGATATACAAACATTTCGACATCGCAGCGCGCCGGGTCCAAGCTTGCAAACGCTATTAACGGCTCTAGGTCCTCATCGTCGTTGTGCTCGCTAACGTATGTGCCACCTGCCGTTACTTCCCCGTTAATCGGGTATTGCTCAAACCCACCAAAACCATACAGATCGTCCATAACCCCGGACACGGTTTCGATCCCGGTAAACTCATCGACCGATAACGCACGCTCAAAAAAATCTGGAATAATCCCGCAAGCTTCTTCCAAATGCTCGCGAGTCATATGCGTGTAGACTTTTTTCGGGTCGTGCTGCCAGCTTAACAGCAGTTTGGCGGGTCGAATTTTTATCACTGTTTCCATTTCGTTAATCCTATAATTGCGCTGCGGGTTGCAGCGTGCAAGTAGTATAAGATCAAACCCATATAAACCACAAGCCCACAAAAAAGCCCGCACTGGGCGGGCTCGTCGATCCGGGCAGGGTTCAAAAATCCGCGTTAGCGAATGGATTCGACTCGGCAAATTCGCGCAGTGAATCGATCAGGGTTTTGCTACCAATAAACTCAGCAAACAAAGCCCGGTTGCTGCTATCTAGATCGCAAAACGCTGCATGCAAATTATCCATCGCTACGCACAAATCATTTTGCCGGGTATCTGCTATGCCTGCATCCGTTAGTTGTTGTTTGTAAAGGTCAAACGCCTGTGGTGATAAATTCATACTGCCTCGCCATTCAGTACATTTTCCATAAGATCAACGAAATAGTTATGGCCTTCCCCACTAACATAAAATAACAATGCATCGCTTTCCGGGTCGCGCTGTACGTCTAAGGCTTGTTTCGCTGCCTCTTCTGGGTTGCGGGCAATAACGTCTAATTCCCAAACTATCCTATATTCTTTTTGCATTTTCATTACTCAATTGTGCGCTGCGGATTGCAGCGTTACGCCTAGTATAAGACTAGGCGCATAATCTGCGCAAGCTCTACGCTACCGCTATAAATTTGATCGGTTCCGCTAGATCGACCACAAAGCCCGAGTCGTCGTCTTTTGCTGGCCCCTTCGCTTTGAGCGCAACAACTACTTTACCCGCTTGCACGTTCCAGAGGTCTGACTGATCGCCGTCAACGACCTGTCTGCCCAGAAACGTATCAGGGAACGCGCCATTAGCAAATACAACTGCAATAGGATTGTCATAGCATACAGCCTGCAACACTTGCTTGCGGTACTGCGGTCGACCGCTATAGCTAAACATCAATCGATAGTTGTCCGGGGTTTTGCCTAGCCGGGCCGCCCGCTTGGTGTAATCATAAAAGAAAAGACCGGGAAACGATTGCGGAATATTGTGCTGTTCCCATGCAATATCTGATAACACGTTGAGCCTGACAACGCCCTGCACGTTTTGTTTATCGCACAGTTTCTGGAAATTGCCCAATTCTCGCCGCAGTTGGTCCAAAAAACCGGTTTGATTAGCGTGCCAGTAATCCGTCCGGGCTTGGCGGGCTAGGTTTATGCTTTCATAAACGGCAGCTAGTCCGGCACATTTCAAACAGCCGTCCATACATCCTGCAGCTTTAGAGCCGGGACAGATTATGTGGTCGGGGTGCATCGATAGCGACGCCATACGGACATTACCTAACGCGTTTTTCTTGTTACCGGTTTTCGCTACTTTCGTGTTCCCGCTTTGCTTGGCCGTGTCTAATAGTTTCTTGATCATTGTTCGCACTCTGTTTTATGAATGTATGCGAATCATCTGATATATTGGTCGGGCTTGCAAGCTTTTGTCGTTTAATTTCGTAATCCAACACCAGCCGGGACAATGTAGGATCGCGGGCCGGTTTTGGTCGAATCCAATTCATAATCTTGTCAATAATCCAAAACACGTTTCACTCCGATCTGATAGAAACCCACCACAGTGTTGTGGTAGCCAATGGTTAACGCTAACACTATGCCAACGTCCAATGTCAACGACTAATCGCATACGCTTTTAAATCGTCGAACTGTTATAGACTTTTCCAGCAATTTTATTTTTTTTTACAAAAATCTTTTTTTAAAAGCCTATAACCCACGTCCCCTTTTTTCCAGAGTGTCACACCATCAAATAGCAGTGGTACGGGTAGTGGTACGGCTGAAAGCCTTATAGTTCGGGGCTTGTAGCCGATCTGTACCGCCGTACCGCCTGTACCGCCATTTTGAGAAAAATTTTTTTTATAAAAATTATTTTTTGCTGAAAAACACTATATAGAAACGCGAATTAACACCCCGAACCGTGGGCCGTGTTACGAAAAGTAACACCCAGTAACATTTTGTTACAAACGACCCTCTTTTAGAAACATTTCAGTAACATTTGTATGCGATAATACCCATACGCCTAAAAATCCAAGCAGGATGGCGGACTGCTTTGTTCATTAACAACGAAAAAGGAGATTCACCATGAGTGAAGACAAAACCGTGGGCGGCAAAGTCGTCATCGAAAGCCTTGAAGACATATACCGCTTCATAAAACAAAACTTTCCTGACGGGCTTCAAACCAAATTGAAGACCGACTTTTTCGACGACGGTATTTTCAGAGGCTTCAACCTTTCTCGATATGCGTACAGCGATTTACTGGCCGCAGAGTGTCACGCGATGTTAGACACGCTGAAAGGCAAGATCGGCTACTCATATGGCTGCCCTTTCAACCCCCACGTGAAAACGCACAAGGAAGAAAACGGCGAAGAATGGTTTGAAGTCTACACTGCATAAACAACCACAACCAACCGGGGGCCGTGTGCCCCCATTTTTTTCACAAAAGGTACGTTTCGAACCCAACCCTTGTTGGGCAAAACCTGATAGAGGAGAACTGAATGACCCCAACCGACGAACAATTCGCAGAACTGCGTGACCTTCTTGAACAGATCGCTCTGAAAGCGATGTACGTAGAAGTCTGGCGTAAAGGCGAACCGACCAACAGTAAGCTGCAAGTCAATTTCTGCAAGCATGGCAGCGAGGGCCTCAAAGAAAAAGCCGACCGGGCGTTAGCAATAATCAAAGGAGAAGTGAATGAAGCTGTACCTAGTTAGGGTCGGAGATCCAGAAAACGCCGCAAGCGAAGTAAGGGTCTTTGAGACCGCAAAACAACGCAAAGAATTCATTGAAGAAATGAAGCGACTCGGGAGAGGAGACGCATTCGACAGACACACTTGCGAGTTCCCGGCCACCAAAAAAGGCATCGTGGCTTTCTTCAACCGCCACGCGTGGCATGAGCAATAGAAGCTTGCATCTGTATGCGACATCCTTTACTGTCGCTTACCCATTAAGGAGAACGTGATGAAAAGCATTGAAAAACGACTCAGAGATCTGAGAGAGGCAATTACTTCCGCCGAAACCAAAGCCATTTGGCACAACAACTTGGTTCGGGTGATCAAAGAGAACCCCGAACGCTACCCCACCTCTACAACTGAGGGCGAAGAAGGGTTTGGCATAGGCATTTCAATCCAAGAAGCTGAAGGTTTATTGGCCGAAATACAAAGAGCGGCCCGAATCTTATCCGGCGAGGAATCCTAATGAAAACAGAACTCAATTCCCACGAGCGCGACGTCGCTTGTTACCGCGCCGCGTTGCGTGATGCGTGTACGACGAAAGACGAAAAAGAACTAGAGGTTCTTGAAAAAGCCATCGACGAGTTGGCCGCGATCATTGGTCACGACGTCGCCATCCCGATTTTGGAAGAAGAGATCGCTAGGCAGCGGGCCGCGCGCCGTGAGGCTGAAGCGGAACGTGAAGAACTGATGGCCCAAATAGAATCTCTCAAAGAGGATTTGAAATGACTGACGCAATGATACTGCAGTTGATTGTCGAGGTGCTGGACGCAGAGATCGGCCGGGACGCTTACCCAAACAACACTAACTGGCAAGACCACTGGGGATTGTCTGACGAAGACTTCGGCGCCTTGCAAGAGGCTGTCGATCGGTTGGAGTTGGTATGAAGCGCATCGAAGTACGCGTTGAATTAGACGAAGCCGAGGCCCGTGAGTTGTTGGACACGATCCAAGATTCGCGGGCCGTGCTCGACGAACTGATGAAAGAGGTGCGTGCTATCAAGCGCAAGTTGCGTGAGGTTGAGGTCGCGGTTAAGGAGCTAGGTAAGTGAAACGTAAACCGAAAAGTGTAGTGCCCCGGTTAATGTGGATTGAGGTTTTGTCGGACGCTGACGATGACGTGTTCGATGCTGAGACTGTTGTGCCTTTGATTCAAGAGGCGATGCGGGAGAACTTTGTGTTTCGCAGAGACGTTGTGAAGGTGGACGTGCGTATCTCGTACCATCCGGGTAGGGGGCGCGATGACGTTTGAAGAGTCGAAAGACGTCCATGAAGAATTTTTAAAGCTTCAGAGTAAGCCGAATAGGACGGCTGAAGAGAAGAACAGGTTGCGGTTTCTGCGGCGCATTTGCGCGGCAGACCGATCACAAAACTCGGGTTTGTCCGAGACAGAAGTGGGCTTGGCGAAAGGCCATGCCCTTTGTAACTTTCTATTAGGAGAAGATGATGAAAGCACCAACAAAAGCTGAACTGGTCAGCAAGATCGAAAGGTTGGAAGCGCAATTGGTTGAGAAAGACCGCGATCGTGAAGAACTGCGGTTGCGGTTCGTTCAGACGCGGGAGCGGTTAGAGAAAGCTGAGATAGAAGACGAGGACAACTCGGACAAGTACCAGACTGTCCATCCGGACAACGCGCATTGGATGTCGTCGTCGGACGCGTACATAACCATTCATACGACCGGGTACGACAGGGACTTCGATCGGATGCCAAAGTGCAGAGTCTGCACGATCCCGGTGCCGGACCTGACCGGCGGCATGCGCTGGAACACGAAGCTGCCCGAGGGCTATCGCTTAGAAGAGCGGGACGAGCATGGGCGTTACACGTACAAAGTCTCGCCGCACTGGGAGATGGTGAAAGAAGACGAGTTCGGCCAGCACTGGCATCACCCTGAGATGGAAACCGAGATACAGATGCTGGGTGAGCAGGACTTTTTGATTGAGAACCATGAGCAGTTCAGCCGTCGGCAGAAACAAGAACATCTTGAAAAAATGAACCACGCGATTTGGTTGGCGGGTCAGATCCAAGAGTTCTACAACGGTGTCGGCCATTTTCCTGATGAAGAGGTCGAAGTGCAGGTTCAGTTCGCACTGCGTGGAGAGGTCGGATGAAGTATCACCAGCTACGCGAAGGCATGATCTTTGAGTTTCTACAAAGAAAATCAACAGAACCCGACGACATCCAACGGTACTGGGAGATTATAGAACTTGAAGAGCGGGAAATGCGCGGTCACACCATCCAAGCTATTTGGATGGGTAATCTCGGTAATGACGGTGTATTCAACGCTGAAATAAAAGAACTCAACCAACTAAACCGATGGTTTTACCATGAGGGCGCAGAAGTGGCTGACGTGAAAGTGAAGCGCCTGATCTTTTTAGACGGGCACCAAATGGACGTCAAGGTCTATGAAGAGGGCCTTCAACCAAAAAAGTCCAAACGGACGGTCATTCCAATGCAGCCGAAGAAGGCCCCGGAGCCGTCCGTAGACGAACAAATCTCTGAGTATTTGGAAGACAACCCGGTAGACGAATCCGAATTGACTAATTTTGATCTGAGCCGTTTTGCGCCATATACCATCAATGAATGGGAAAGCCTTTGCGACTCGGTTGTGATGCGGTTCGTAAACAACGGGCAAGTCGATCTTTCAAGAAAGCCGCCTGCCAAAAAGTCATTGTCCCATTATGTACACGAGCAAGAGTGGTCAGCATTTTTAGACGGCGCAACTATCAGAGAAGTTAGAGAGTTGAAGCTTAGAATTGTTGGGGAGCAGGGCAAAAAATGCACGTTTGAAACGGTGATTATAAGGTTGATTAAAGCCGGGCATTGGTTTGGTAAGGCGAAGCATCGATCGTACATTACGCAGAATGTTCAGCGCCGCAACTGGAAGAGCCGAGAAAAGAAATGATCGAAGCAATCCGAGCGCAACAACGGTACGCGAGCAAAGCACAAGACTCGCGTGCCAAGCTGTTGCAGATGCGTAAGCAGCGCACGGCCAAAGCCTTGATCCCCGAGGTTTTGATTTTAAAGATCCTCGTGGGTCGAGATTTGGAACCGAGGTTGTCAAAAGCCTCGCTTGCAAGACGCCTACGAATCCCGGCGCAAACCGTTTATAACGTCACTAGTCGTTATGAGTTGGTTCGCAACCCGGCTGGGAAACACTCGTACAAGAGCCGTGAGCCGTGATTGAACGACCGGATTGGAGTTTCTACAACCCGTATGAGGATGACGCTGAGATATGCGACGATTGCGGGTCTGAAATGATAGACGTGGAGGACGAAGATGGAAAACGACTACATTGTCAAGCGTGCTTCGAAGCTTTGGGCTAGGTATGGCTATGATTGTTTGGCTGTTTTTTTGTTTTTGATGATCGGAGTTGAAGTGATATGACTCGACAACGCAATTGGGAGATGATCTTGACGTTTCAAGAACCTTCCAACATGTACAAGACTGAGGTCTACCAAGGTTTGACGTTGGAACAGATCAACGAAGCGATGGAACGCAAGTTTGAAGAGAACCGAATCATCGGTATGACGATGCGTACGATGCCTATGGACGTCGTTGCGCTGGAATCGCACAACAAATATCTGAACGGGAAAGGTTTATGAACCGATACGACCTAGAGATTTTGATCACGACACGCAAGTTTTTTGCGTGCGACGCAGAAACAGTAGAAGAAGCAGTGAAGATTGCGACGACAGAAGCGCGTAAGCACCTCGGGCAAGACTTTTACTCGCTAGAAATACGTGACCCAAGCGCCGGGTGGCCCGAAACGGTACACGAGGCCGAAAACCCCGATCTTTCTTGACATATCATCTTATAGGGTCAGATAATAGCGCATGGATACAACAAAATGGAAATCAGTTCTGGTGCCCGTCAGCGTGTACAAGGACATAAAAGAGATTGCGCACCAAGAAGACCGCTCGATCAGTGGTCAGTTGCGTAAGATATTTAAAGAATGGCAGGAATACCGATTGCAAGAGGCACGCGATCTTGGTGTACTCGACTAGTCGGGCTTCTAACACCCGTCTCCCGGCTAAGGTCTTCATCACGCCTTCCGACACGTTGCTGTCCGTGCGGCCAAAGGCAGCGACCCTCCTAGTATTTTTTCTACTGCTCACCGGTTGTCAAAGCACGGCCGACCGATCGTTTTGGGATTACTACTCACCCGACAACGTGCGCTGCCCGGACAGTGCCAACGGCTACAAAATAATAAAACTTTGTCGACAATTCGGGCCGCATTTGATCTGCAACTGCGTATCGGCTTAGATTTCTACCGCTTCGCCCCAGCTAGGTCCAAGATCGATGTCGCACTTGTTCGGCACCTGTAACGTGACCGCCGCTTCCATAACCTCTCGGATCTTTTTTGCGTGCTCAACGTCACGCACGCTGCAGCCCAGTTCATCGTGAACCTGCAACAAAGGACGCTCACCTGCTTCGTACAGGTCGACCATCGCTTGCTTGGTCATATCGGCCGCAGACGCCTGTATCAGGCGATTTAAAGCTTTGTAGGTGTATGCCCGCCGCAAGGGCGTAGTGTCGCCGTACGCGGCCTTAGCTTCCTTCTTCGGCATCGCTTTCTTCAGTTGGTAGCCCAGCGGCTCAAACATATCGAACCGGCACTTGCGACCTTTGAGACTGCGGATCGAACCGTCGTCTTTCTGATCCACCGACCGTGAGACGCCATTCATCAACTCTTTAACAAAAGGCACGCGATCGTGGTACTGCTTAGTCAATTCTTTTGCGGTGTCGACGTCCAAATCTAGCTGGTCTGCGAGCTTGTTTACGCCCATGCCGTACATCATGCCCAGATTGATCGTTTTGGCCTGCTTACGCGGTATTTGGGCCATCTCAGCGACCATTGAGTGGAAGTCCATGCTCGCGTCACTGTTGTAGCCGTCAACAAACTCTTGAGCGCCGCCGAGTGCTCTGCCTTTCCACTTGCCAAACACCTGTGCGTAGTGAACCAAGATCCGTGGTTCTTGCTGCGAGAAGTCTATTGCAGCCCACTGCTCATCCTCTTCTGGTAAGAACAGACTGCGGATCATCGGTCCGAGCTCTGGATCGCGAGCCGGGATCTGTTGCAGATTCGGATTGGACATAGACAGGCGACCGCTGACCGTGCCCCCGTCGTCCGACCGTAACTGGTTGATGTGCCCGTGGATGCGGCCCTCTTTTGAAACGTAGCGCATGATCGACGAAACAAACGTGCCTTGAACCTTGTTGAGGTTGCGGGCCTCGACGACCATCTTTGCAAACTCGTGCGGGTTGTCACTCAGAAACGACTTGGTGAACGACGGCTGCCCGGTCGCTGTGCGTGGGTATTTGATATTCAGTTTGTCGAACGCTTTCGACAGTGACGCTGCCGCCCAGATCTCTACCTCGCCCCCGGCCTGTGCTTCGATCTTCTTGAGTACAGCTTTTTCACGTTTGATCAGCGCCTGCTTTGTTCGCTCGCACCGATCCATGTCCACTCGGATACCCCGAAAGGTCATGTCGATTAGGCATGGCGTGAGCCGCGTTTCAAGATCCCAGACCGTGTTGAGGTCTTGCTTACTGATCTCTAGCTTAAAAAATTTATACAAATCAAACGCTAACCGGGCGTCCATCTCAGCGTAGGGCCCGACGAACTGGCTTGGCAGCTTCCAGAGCTCGGCTTTTGGATCGACACCAAAGTCGACTGCCGCTTGAGTCAGGAGCTTCTCTGACTTGGCCTCGCCCAGATAGTCATAGGACAGCGCGTTGAGACTGTAGCTGTATCGGTTTTCGTCCAGCAGCGCCGCCATGATCATCGTATCGATGATTGGCCCGTTGACCGGGATGTTTAAAGCTTTAAGCCAGCCCAAGTCGTATGGGGCGTTGTGCATGATCTTCGGACAATCTGTGGATAACTGCTTCTTCAGCCAGCGCAGCACGACGTTCTTATCTAAATTACCGCCGCCGAGGTGCGCGATCGGGTAGTAGGCTTCCCAACCTTCGGTTGCGACTGCAATGCCTACGACGTCGCCGTCCTTACGAGGCCAGCCGGGGCCGTATTCTTTGAGGTGTGGGTCACGCGTCTCTAGGTCGATCGCGATCTCTTTCGCATCGGTTATGTCTTTGAGTTCAAACGGTGCAGTCCATTCCGCGTTTGGTGTAAATAGCGGAAACTGCAAGCGTGTTTCTTTCTGCATTAGTCACTCCGGGGATCTTCATAAGTGAAGCGCAAATACCAGACTGCTTTTTTTAAATCTTCTTCTGCATCAAACTTCTTACCCGCGCGCCAAACGTACTTGAACGCGGCTAGTCGGCAGTAAGTATTGACCGCATCGCGCCCAAAGGCGGCAATCATTGCGTCGATGCATTCGATCTCGGAGTCTGCGTAGTGAGGCGGCTGGTTCACCATGTCCGGTAATATGCCTGCTGATCCGTCTGGGATGTCCTTGTAATAGACCTTCTCCTTCCGGGCACCGACACTGACCTCAAAGTGATCGCTCATAACGTATAGCTCCGATAAAAGTTTTCTGGCAGGACAGTAAACAGGTTCTTCTTCGTACGCGTAACCGCAACGTAAAATACGCGGTGCATGCTGTCCGGATCGGAGTCCATCGACCGCTCTGCAGCGACCGTCAAATCCGTAAACAACACCACGTTATCTGCTTCACCACCCTTTGCGCCGTGAATTGTTGATAGTTTGATACGCGGAGGTGCCGTGAGGTCTTCGCCTCGGCGCACCAGTGCGTTAACGTACGCGACGTCAACACCCGGTACTTTATCCAGCGCCTCGTTCCACGACATATCAAGGGTTGCCAACAGACCGTTGGTGTCCCGCAACTCCTCAAACGTGAACGTATCGTCTTCTTCCCCAAGAATCTTTTTGTGACCGCGTGCAACACGCACGCCGTTACCTGTCATATAAGAATACAGAACCTTTGCCAGATCGTATGTGATCGGGTTACCCCGCTGCAACGTGCGCCATGCCTCAAGGGCCTCGCGTACTTTGAGCCGTAAGCTTTGTCGCCCCTGCATCTCAAAGAAATAGCCTTGGCTTTTTAAATGGTCGCGCACCGGGTTCAAGAAATACTGAGCCTGCGACAGAAATAGCCAAGAGCCGTGGTCCATGTCCAGTTCTGAAAAGGTGGAGATGTTTTGTATGCGGCCCTCTTCCGTCTTGGGCAGATACGACTTCGGAAAGCGGTGTCTGATCCGACGTGAAATCCGGTCAGCCACTTCATGCACAAGACGCGGGATGCGGAAGCTTTGCTCCAGCACCTCGCTGCCACCCGGTAAGTTGATGAAATGCTCCACGTCGGCGCCAGACCACTTGTAGATCGCTTGGTCGTCATCGCCTGCACAGTACATGCGCTCTGACTTTGCATCGATCGCGTGTGCAATATCCCACTGCAGCGGGCTTAGATCCTGTGCTTCGTCCAGCATGGCAAGCTTGAAAGACGGGCACGTCTCATGGGCAGAGCGTGCGAAGAGCTCAAGCATGTCGGTGTAGTCGTACACACCAAACTCTTTCTTGTACTGAGCCAAGGCCCGTGCTGCGTAATCCACTTCAAGCCATGTGTACTCTAGGTCGCTTGCGTTGTATTCGGTTTGTAGCTCGGACTTCTTGAGCCGGGACAGGGTAATCAGTCGTAGGATCGGGGACTCTTTACGCAGGCTGTTGCTGAGATCCTCTTCAACCTCGTAGCGTGGGACGTCACCACTGACCAATGCGATACCAATCTTGCGCTCGACCTCACGGTAGTGCTGGGCGGTCATTAGCTGCTCAGACTTCAAGCCTGTCAGGTAAAACGCCAGACTGTGTATCGTTCGAAAGAAGGGTAGGTCGGTCTTCGGATCAAGGCCAAACCGCTCGGCGGCTCGTTCTTTTGCTTCGGTCGCTGCTTTACGAGTAAATGCGAAGAACGCGATCTGTGTGGGTGGCACCCCGTCAGTCAGTGCCTTGTCGACCAGATTCAACAAGGTCGTTGTCTTACCTGTGCCCGGCGGGCCAAAGATACGCTGCACTACCTAACCCGCCAGAGTCTGATTAAAACTCTGTTTTCGGTCGAGTCTTTGTGGTTCTTGCGCTGCACAACACCGTAGCCTGCGTCAGTCATCGCTTTGCGTAAAGCATTACGTTCTTTGCCTTCGACGACTTCTATGCTGTCCCCGACCTCCATATCCTGCACAAGCTTTACCCATCGACCCCAACCAGCCTTCGATGGTATTTCTAACCCTTTATCAATCTTCAAAACGGAACCTCTTCATCTGCCGTGAACCGTGGGTCGCGAATGACCGTCTTTGTGACCTTGTGCGCTGGGATCTTCCACAGGCGCACGACCTTGCTTTGAATGCGTAGTTGAGTAGCCTCGCCGTTGATGTCTCGCAGGCGCTGCGCGATCTGATGCGTCTTGAAGTGCTTGAAGTTGGCCTTGAGTAGGTGACCTTCCAGATCTTTGAGCCGGAAGTACGTTTCGTTCTTCTCTTCGTCGGTCCAAGGGCGCTTCAGCAAGATTTGTTCTTTCTCTTCAGCCGCTTGGTGGCCGGTGCAGAACTCTTCTAAGTGCTCGTTGAATATGCCGTTGACGCTGACGTCTTCTGACACTTCGATAATAGAGCCGTCTGTCTCTTGCATCTCAGTCAACAGGGCGTTGATCCGGGTCTCCCACATGTCTTTTTTCATGCTGCGCGGGTAAAAGTTAAGCTGCTCGACGCAGGCTCGCTGGAACGCCATCTGATTGAGTAAGTCGTCTGTGCCCATCTCAAGGGGCTTGCCTTCCACGTCCAGAAACCACACTGGTGGTACAGAGTTGTACTTGCGTAGGTTCGCGATCTGCACGCCCGACACCACGGCTTCGATGCCAAACTTGCGTGTCATGCACAGTTCTTTGTTGCAGACCGAGTTGATCGGTGCGTCCTTGCATTTGTACGCGTAGTCTTTGCGCTGTAGCTGCTTGGCGACGGCGTTGACTTCGCCCAAGGGCAGCGGTGGATGAATAAACTTCATGTTGTGCTGCAGGATCTCCGACTCCCAATCGTCTGGAAACGCCTTTCGTAGGTATACGCCGACGTTAAACAGGCCGTTGTTGCGGGCGCCTTCTCCGATCCCGTCTTTGCACAGGGTCTGAAGGCATGGCGGCCCGTCTTGGATCGGCAGGCTAGAGTCCTGCTCCACCACCAAAGCCAAGGCTTGTTCGTGTGTCTGGACATTTTCGGCAACCAGATCGAAGAACTCTTCAATCGTTGCAGCACTGCTGTCTGGATTGAACGCGTACCGCAGGCTGTTTTCGTGATCGAAGTACGGCATGTTCAAGAAGTTGCCGACATCGCCCCGGTCTAGGTTCAACGCAATCTGTTTTGGGAAGATCTCGCTGCCACCGTACCCCAGACCGACGGAGAGCCGCGTTAAGACCTCTTGCATGTCTTTGGCGGGTATGAAGTCGTCTGTGAATAAAAAGACGTGAGCGCCGCCAGATTTGCTTCTACAGACCACTAGCGGCAGCTTGAGGTTCTTGAGCTTGTTGATCAGTGCAGTGTGGTCGAAGTTGTACTCATCTATGTCGATGCAACCCCACCGGCACATGTTGTCTTCGTTGATTGGGATGATGCCGACGGACTGCGTGCCGTCGAGGTGCATTTGCCACGTCTCGTCAGTCCGCTCTTCACGGACGATCATCGCTTTACCGGTGGCTTTACCCTTCTCGTTGCGGTTTTCAATCTTGAAGGTTCCGTAGGCAAGGCGGAGACCATCGAAAATTTCTGTAAATCTATTTATCATTTGATTCCTAGCGCAATGAATGGCCCAGCGGTTGAAGACGAATCTTGCTGGGCCTCACGACATCATTGCATGCCGGTTCGGATTAGAAAGGAGCGTCGCCCCCTTCCGCTTGATCGTCAGCCGTGTGCTTAACCGTTACGTCCCCACCCTTGATGGATTCGTAAAAGGCTTTCGCGGCACGGTAGACGTTCGCGTCTTCAACCTGCCCGTCCAGTTCGATGCTCCAGCCGTGCCAAGAACCTTTGGAGTTCTCTTCTTTGGTCGTCGCCATCTTATAAACGTGGCTAAACCGTGGCGGCTGAAACGCCTGTCCTGCTGCGTTAAGCATGGTTCGCGAGGCGATCATGCTGTTCCACTTGCGGGACTTCTTGAGTTGCGTGCTCTTCATCGGGATCAACGCCGTTGAGAAGGTGCCGTCACTCTCCATGACCATCACATAGTGCTGGTGCGTCTCTTCAAGATATTCACCTTCACCACCGACAACGTAGTCTTTGTTGTCGTTCTCATCGCGCTTAGTTTCCGGTCGCGCGTCCTCTATGCCGTAGTTCTGCAGTGGCGCACTGTTGCCAGAGCCAC